TAACTCAGGTGCAGGTCCAGCGTCTGGTGGTACAACACACATGGCACTATGGAACCCAATTGGTTCCGGTGTGAACCTGAGTCTGCTACGTTTTGTTAGCACACCAATTTCAGGTACTCCAACCGCAGGTCCAATCTATCACACAGTAATGGCACTAGGCCTGCCCACACTAACAGCATCCGTTGGTACAGCATACAATAACTTGGTTGGTGGTAAATCGCCCGTAGCACGTTATGTTGCTTCAGCCGCAGGTACTGCACTAACAGGCTCCAGCGTTCCGGTTGTGTTCCGCACAGCCAACGTTACCTATTCGGGCGCGGCATTTGCGGCCGCGGGCGGTCCAACTGCTACACTGATTGAAGACCTAGGTGGCGATGTTACAATTCCTCCAGGCTATGGCTGGGTACCTTGCTACACAGGTGTTGGTACAACATTCCTTTGCACATTTGGTATCACCTGGGAAGAAGTTCCTATCTAATCATGCAAGTTATTAAACAGATGTTTCGTAGTGAGTACGCAGGTGAGCATATCACTACCACTTCTGCATGGCAAAATTCTGATTGGGTACACACAAACGAGTTTATTCCCAACCGAGTAACCAACCGACAGATATCAAACCGTGCGGTTATTATCGGCAATGGTGAAAGCCGTGCCAAGTACGAGATTAATCTTCTCAAGAATCACCGTGGCGGTTTGCTAGGTTCAGGCGCTGTTCAGACCTATGGATGCAATGCACTCTATAGAGATTTTACTCCAACATTCATGGTTACCACAGGAAAAGAAATCACACAAGAAATTGCAGACAGCGGTTACTGTGATGATCACATTGTGTATGCAAATTCAGAACACGTAGCCACACACCCTGGTAAGTTTTATCTAGTTCCACAAGATCCTCATTATTCTGCTGGCGCTATTGCCACATACCTGGCAGCGTTTGATGGACACAAAACAATTTATTTCCTAGGCTTTGATACAGGAGCAGGTGAAGACTACAACAACAATGTGTATGCTGGCACCAATGGTTATGGAGCTAGAAATCAAAACTACACAGAAGACCACATGGTCAAGTGTTTAGAAATTGTTATGGGTGTATATCCTGATATTGACTTTGTAAGAGTGATGCCAACTCAAACCTGGCGATGCCCGCCGAACTGGCAGCGTATGAGTAACTTTAGACAAATCACAACTAAAGATTTTCATATTGAAATTGATCTATAAAACCTGTTCTAGCGTTTTTATTTTCTGAACCACTGCACTGAACTTAAATGTTCTCCATACACCTGGATGCAGTGGCTTGGGATAGTTTTCTAGTGGTACCCAACAATAGCCATTGTGTTCATGATTCAGTGCTGGAATAAATTCATTGTCAACCGGAATCAAGAATGTGTGATACACAAACTTGTTGTCCTCGCTGGTAAACTTTTCCAGCGGAATAAACTTAGCATTCTGTAGATCTTGTCCTATTTCTTCGCGTATCTCTCTAGACAGGGCATCAACCACTGTTTCAGTTTGTTCGACTCCACCACCAACTAGACCCCAACTTTTCTTGTGGCGTTTTTGTGTGCGTAGTAGAAATAGATAGCGTTTGGTACTGCGACTGTAGATCAGCGCACCAGTACCAATTAAATTACTAGAGTCCATTTACCCTCTTTGTAGTGTCCCTCATAGCTCTTGGTCCATCCTTCACCATCCCAATGATACTGTACATTGGTATTTAGGTTAGTGACGTATTCATCTTCTATGCTTCGTTGACTGTCAAATGATACTCTCCAATGAGCACCATCGTATTCTATAATGTCATTTGCGTGTGCCGCAAAGTGCTGTCCATTAGGACTCCAGGCTATGGCCCAGTCGGTGTTGTCCTGACTGTTGATAGGATTGGTGATTAAAAATCTTGTGCCTGCTTCTACTTTGTATGCACCTGATTGTCGATCAATTAACATCTTGTCTACGTTTACCTTGAATGGATCAATTATAGAGTTTATTGGCTTCAGGGTGTTGCCTGGCAGAGTATCAATAAACGGTTCAAACAACATTAAGGTATCGTCTGCAGGATGCAGGGCAATGGTACCAATAATCTCTAGTCCGTTTGGTTGCTCTAGTCGTATTTCACTCAGCCCTGGTTTGATTGAACCATATAGACTTAGTACACCATTCCAACTATCCGGGACCCCGGATCTATGAACAGCAGGATTAGGATCAAGAGACTTGTCAACAATCTCATCGTATTTTACTAATTGCAGTGTGTTACCAACAAACACTATGCCGTAACGCATTAGATTCCATTGTCGTCGTGTTAACGCACGATCCGGATCGCCCACTGCATCAGCATAGGTTACATTGCTGGTTCCAACTAACCCTGCTCCACCATTAGTTCTTCCTGAAGGATTCAATCCTGTGGCATCTCCAAAACTAGAAATCAGCTTGTCAATGATACCCAGTTTCTTGAGTTTGGCAGGCGGGCTTATCCACATAGGCAATTCAAATGTAAGCGAAGCAACACTAATTGGATCTTCGCCTCCAATTGGCACGGTTCTACTGTCCCAGCTGACATCAGTGAGTGTTACATAGCTCAAACTACTCCAGTCAATATAGTTGTCAGTGCTTTGTAGTTCTAGGCTAGGATTGAACACTGTACAAATCTGCTCAATCAGTTGTAGTTTTTGTTCTGTATTAGAAGTCCAAATATCTAGTTTTAGTGTGAGCTTGTAAGGCACAGGCATAAGACGTTCAACAGTGAAACTGTCTCCTTCTTCGCTTGTGGTCAATCCAGTATCTGGATCTACTCTACGCTGTCGCAGATGTACCTTGCTTAGGAAAAAAGGTTCTTGCACACGATCACGATCATAGGATAATCCAGAGATGTAAACTGCCATTGCAGGAACAGTGCTCATACTGTTTTGACTCGGACGCAGTATGTGTGCGGCTTGTCTGCTTTGGTCACCATAGAAAACAGGCACAGTTTGTAGTGCCAGTTTACCAGTATGTGTATCGGTAGTTCCGAACTCAACTTGAAAGTTACTGACCAGACGTATAAACTGCAATAAGAAACGTCTTATCTGTTGATCATAAAAGAATTGAACAGCCATTGTTTATCCGCCTTATTTTTTCAGTATCTTGCTCAAGCTCTGGCGCTCTTCGTACACAGTACCTGAAGAACCAGTCATGGTATTTTCGTTGTTAACAAAACCAGAACGCAAGGTCTTGTTATCTGATGCACCTGGAGTCATGTTGGTGCGTACATTGTCTTCAATCTTGATCCAGCGTACTCCGTCGTATCTAAACAGTCTGTTGGGCACGTAGTCTAACCTTAAAAAGTAATCGCCATTTTTAGGACCAGATGGAAATGCTATGCCCATAGCAACAGTCAACCCATTTGGCGCAGTACCGTCACCGCTTAGGTAGCCTTTTACCTTGGCAGCTGGTGTCGATGCTGAGCTATCTGTTGTGGCTTTTTTAGAAGCATAGCTGAGTGATATAACTTCATTATTAGCAACAGTTACATTTGAACTTAGTATGACTCCAGCTTTGCCAATGATACCAGTTATGGTAACTCCGTTGGCAGCAAATATACTTGCACTGCTAACAGTAGCACCAACAATGGCTGGTCGGTTGTTGGCAACTAGGATACGATTGCTATTGGTTCTAGCCGAAACAGTGGTTAGTTCAATGTGCAGGTTACCAGAAATATCAATGTTACCATTAGCAACAGTTGTGTTTTTTGGATTGTTGATCTGTCCGTTGGTACTGCGCCCAACAGTAAAGAATTTTGTAGTATCGTAGCCTGCTTCAGGAACTTCAATTTCGGCCTGTGCAATAATGGCTCCGTTCAGTCCAAGGAATTTGTCATAGGTGCTAACAATCGTGCTCAGTGCAGGATTGGTATTGCTACCAATATTGCCAGCAAACGGATCATCATTGGCACCAATCTTGTTGAGTATGTCTTTGTATTCTTGGCTATCCACTAGAGGCTGTAGTTTACAGCGCCATAGGTGCGGATACCATGTGGGGCTAAAACCTTCTGCGGCCCAGCTCACATCAGTTACCACATAAAAACGTTTAATAGCAAAAGGTATGCTGTCATCAAGATTGTAAAAATCTTTCATGTGCATGAACTCAAGCACATCTCCTGCCATGATCTTACGTCCAATAACTTCAACAACATCGTTGAGATGAAAGGTCATAAACTGTGTGCCAGCTGCCAGAAATATACCAAACTGGCTTAGGTCAAAATCCTGGTCTTGTTTTTGGTAGATGCCGCGCAGGCTGTACACACTGGTATCGTACTTGCGATCACGGTTTTCTACAAACAGCAGATCTTGTATGTTTAGAGGGCTGTTTGAATTGTATGCAGGCACTGTAGCATCTGCTCCGCTGCCGCCTTCAACACCTAGGTATTTGTGTAGGAGAATTCCAGTGCCGCCAATGGTAAACATTTCGCTGATACGGCGATCAATGAACTTGTAATCACTGCCGTGTTTCTCACGCCACATACTTATTCTTGGCATTTTGGATCCTTATTGCTGTATTTAGCTAGATTGACAGCATGTCCAAAAGGTTGTAT